CGTCTTCAGCGCCGCCTTGCCCATCTCCGTGTTGGAAGCGAACGAGAGTCCAAGTTCCTCTTCGGTGGGCAGTTCCTTGTCGGAAGTCAGTTCCAGTGCAGTCACGATGAACTCACGGATTTCCTCCGCGTGTAGAACATTCATTGGCACAGCCGCAGTGATTGCCTGAATCGAGCGGAGCAGGTCACCTGGATCAATCTTGCCCCAGACCACTTTGACGTTGGGCTTGCCAAGGTAATCGAACAGTCGCTCGAAATACCCGCTCCAAAGCTGCTGACGGGCTTTCATAGCCTTCAGCGTCGGGGTCTCAAGGGTTTCAGCCGCCGAACGGTTTGCAGAGCCCCCATCAGCCGTCAGTGCCGTGAGAGGTACTTCCAGACCAGCAGCCACCATAGCTGCCAGCGGAAGACCCGCTGAGAAGTCCACAGAGCCTCCTGTACGGCCTATCGTGGACAGGGTGGTACCCATACCCATGACAGCCGTTCCACCGACTCCTTGGACCTCTCCTGTGAACGGGTCACGGGTAGGCTGCTGTGCCACCTTGGTAGCTGCCGTGGCAACACCGGTCTTGTTGGTGGCAGTCACCTTGAAGGCGAAACGGGAGTACGCCTTGACAAGCGTGGCCGAGTTCTCAAGGAACTCTTTGTACGCCTTGGTCCAGAAGATGACGCTCATGAGGTCAGGAGCGCCCCACTTCCACCCAACCTGCTTGTTGGCAGTGTTGTGCAGGATGGCAGCGTTCCAGACCACCGGCTTGCCACCGATGTTGAAGGGCTTGCCGTTGATGGGGTCATAGTCGGTCGCCGGGTACCAGACGGTCCGGGTCTGGACGTTCTTCTCGCGGGTGTTGAAGTTCTCGGACTCGACGGTGAACTCGCGCCGGAAGAACCAAATGTCTTCCTTGTTCTCCGGGTCACTGATGGTGCCGGTGATTTCCTTCATCGGCACACGGGTGATCTTCGGTGTGCCGGAGGCACCGACACGGCGACGGCCCTTGGCCTTGGAGATGAGGGTGAAGAGCTGGCCGTCCGTTCCCATGCAGGCTTCCATCTCGGCGTAAGCCTGCGGGGAGAAGAGGAACTTCTTGTTCGTCCGGTCGGTCAGGATAGGATCGTCTTCGGCAATGCCCTCGAACTTTACACCGTCACCCCAGATGTAGGTGGTGCGGACAGCCATACCGCGCTTGATGAGCGGGTTGATGGCCACGAGACCGCGCGTGGTCTGTGCAATGGTCTTGATGGTTTCCAGACGGATTTCAGTCGCGTCCTCGTCACCGCCGAGCGGACGCCAGCCAACGTCGTCAAGAGCAAGCATGGCATCTGCAAATGCGTTCTCGAGAACTTCCATTGAGTTTTGCAGAGCACTGTTCTGCTCCTGCAAGCGTGCAAGAGCTGCACCCTGCTTGACTTCAGCTAGCGAAACCAACTTTGCTCCTTATACGGTAAAATATGCCTCTTGTCAAGTCTACTATAGGCAAAAGAAAACCAGCCCCTTGCCATTTCAAGTGGCAGAGGGGGCTGGTGTCTTTGACCAGTGTATCAGAGTGGGCTGATGCTCATTTCCCAAGCATCCAGAATGTCTTCGAAGCCCATCGAGTACTCTTCACCGGGCCGAAGCTTGGACTCTTCCTGTGACGGATCGAAGCCCAAGTCTGCTGAAGCGTACACGGCAGCGTCCGCGAAGTCAGGAGACTTGCCGGTTTCCTTACGGATTTCGGTCTTGTCCATGAGCTGCAAGCCACCGCGCTTGGAGAAGAAGTACTGCATGGACCCAAGTTCCTCTTCGAGGTCTCGGTCCATCGGGTCAATGTCCACCTTGCCCATTGCCATCTTCTCGCGTAGGTTGTCATACCAGTACGCGCGAGCGTTCAGCCACTTGTCAATGTCCGGGCTGGCAGCGTTACCGATCATGCCGACCACTTCATAGCGGTTGTCGCTGATCGACGCCACAATATCCATGACGGGGCCACCAAGACCCACACCGTCAATCCGGACTTCGTGACAGCCGTGCTCGAAGGCCAAGTCCCTGATGTACCTCGAGGACGTAACGGCGTCCGTCTTGGACCACTTCTTGACCAGACGTAGGTGACCCTGATGGTACAGGTACGCTACCGAGTAGTCCTCACCGAACCGGGCAATATCCACGCCGAGCACAGGGCGATCTTCCTTGTCAGGAACAATCTCGGTCCGCTGGGCATTCATCAGCGTTGCCATCGTGAAGAGGGTGTTACCGGCGTCGGTGGTGAACTCGCCGAGAATCTTGGACTTGTAGCGAGCCGAGTCCTCACCCCACGAAATCTTCTTGTCATCAACCCACTCGACGGACACCAGACCGGCTCGAGCTTCCTCCGGTACGTACTCCCCGGTGAAGTTGGGGGTGTCGAACGCCGAGATGGTGATCTTGTGCCACGAGGGATCGTTCTTGATGAAGATGCGTCCGAACTCGGACTGGGGAATGTCGGGGTTGGCGATAGCCAGAATACGGTCATGGCTACCGGTGGTGATGGCTTCAACACCAGTGAAGATGGTTTCGTTGACGCCACAGGCTTCGTCAATGACCGCGAGCACACCACCGGAAGAGTGGATACCCTGAAAGCCCTGTGTGTTCGTGTCGGCAGGCTTCCTACCCCACGCCACTACTTCACCCTTGGCGTCCTTCCATTCGTCCGTCTGGGTCACGTTGCCCATGAGGTCATTCTTGCCCCAGTGCTGACGGATATAACGCCACAGAATCTTGTTGACCTGTTCGTAGGTCGGTGCCGTGGAAACCACGACGGCCTCTGTGCCGTACCGGGTGTCTACCCACCACGCCACGAGGATCGACGCAAAGTAGCTCTTGCCGGAACCGTGGCAGCTCTTGACAGCTACCTTCTTGTGGGAGACGATGGCGTTGGCAATCTCTACCTGCTTGGACCAAAGGTGGATACCAAGACGGTCCTTGGCCCACAGCGCAATGTCGTGCTTGTAAGCCTCTCGCTTCTCCATAGCGAGCATATTGGTCTTGGCTTGCGCCAGTACTGCCTTACTGAGCTTCATTCGTCAACCGCCAGATTTCCTCATCGAAGGCAGCTTGATCCTCCGAGCACAGCCACACCAGACGAAGCAGTTCTGTCATCAGCCAGCGGGGGTACCGGGAGCGGAAGACCTTCTCACGGACAAATGACCAGTCCGGCTCCTGCCCGGATGCGAACACTACGTCCAACAGGTCAACGAGTTCTTGCTCTTTAGTCTTCAACTTCAGCCTCAATCGCTTCGAGTGCCTTGGGGAGGAACTTCTCTCCCATGTCGGTCAGAATGCTTTCCTTGGCCTTGGCCCCCACCTTGTGCTTGTGGAATGCCTTGTCCAGACTCTCGAGCATGGACTTGTGGGTGGCCGTGACGATGCCGATAAGCTGCTCGGCCTGTAGCCGGTACATCTCGTCCGCCTTGCGCTCGGCCTCTTCCTTGCGGGACAGGTTGAGCGACTGAAGGGCTTCGATCCTGTCAAGCAGCTTGAGGATGACCTCGAAGTCTTCGATGCTCTCGTAGTCCTCGAGCGCGCGGTTGACCTTGACAAGCAGGTTCTCAAGGCGTGCAAGGTGCAGAATCCACTGCTCTTCCTTGGACTCGATGGTGAAGCTGCTGATGTAGTTCTGCCAAGCTTCGACAACCTCAACAACCGGCACACCGATGTCGGAAGCGATTTCCTCGAGGGAGTGGCCCTTGATTCGTTCGTCACGGATTTGCTTGGTGAAAGCGTCCAGTGAATTCTGTACCTGAGTCATATTTCCAATTCTTGCCAATTTGTGGTATGGAACGACTCTATCAGACAACAAAAAAGCCCTCCACGAAGGGAGGGCTTCAGACTGCTCAGCAGTAGCGGTAGATGTAGTGCGAGAATACCCAGCCGTCCCGGGCACCCCACATCTCTTCCCACCAGTTGTAGTCGGCGTACTTGAGCGCTGCCGAAGGATACGGCATACAGTTCCAGACGTACTTCCACGCCGTGTAGGTCACGGCCTCTGCCTGAGACGTGTTGTGTGCCGTGGCTACGTCGGCGACTGCACCGCCACCTACGATGGCTGCTGCCAGTGCGAAACCGGCGACTGCCTTCTTGAACTTGTTGATGTTTCCCCCTAAGTTGAAGTGACACCTAAGCATATCAAGATTTGCTCAAGATGCAAAAAGCCCCTCTCAGCGTCCACCCGTTGCGGGGTATGCCTATGAGGGGCTTTGTGAAGGTTCTTCCCATTGGCAGTTACCTACAAGCGCTCAGCTCCCCAGACAGGATTTGAACCTGTACCTGACGCATTAACAGTGCGTTGCTCGACCAGTTAAGCTACCGGGGAATGCGCCCCGCTTTTGAGCTTTATTCCTGAGAACATTACTTGGCCTCATAGGTGCGGGGCTAACCTTGAAAACTACTCTACCACAGCCTCAGAGTGACCTCATGATACGGCTTGCGTCACGCATGGTCTGGAAGTGTTCGAACTGCTGCTCCCGGGTCCAAACCTTGTCGGGGTAGTATTTCGCAACGGTGTTCTTGTTGACTCCGAAAATGTCCGCTACACCCTTACCGGACATGCCTTCATCCAAGTAGCTCTCCCAGAGAGCCACGTACTCGGGGTTCAGCTTTTGCTTGTAGCCGGGGGCCAGCTTTGGTACGCCGAACTTCTCTTCCGTCAACTGGCGTCCCTCTTGCGTCGGTAGTACTCGCTGGCTTCCCACCAGCTTCGGAAATGGTTCTCGTTGTGGGGCCACAGCAACATGATGAAGTTGGTGGCTTCGTACATCATTCCGTAGTAGGTCTTCTTCACGAACGCTTCCACCCCCGGACTTCTCCCAGAATGGTCAGGTACCGGTACGCTGCGTTTTCCAGCAGGTCTTCTTCGGTGGCAATGAAGGTGGGGTTGTCTTCGTCGTCATCCCACTCGGGGTTCGGCTCCCAGTCGGCAGGCATTGCGTGGAACGCAATCTCGAAGGGGTCAAGGTCATCGAAGCTGACGTGTGCCACGGTCTCTCCGCCGTACTTCACGTCCATCCCTCCCTCATCAACAATGATGGTGTCGGCGTATGGTGCCGGGGAGTCAGATTCGGGGTCTTGGAACAAGTTCGTGAATTTCATGTCTCAAACTCTAGTGGCACACGGGGAGGAATGCAAGCCTCGCACGAAAAAGCCCCCTCCCGAAGGAGGGGGCAATCCGTTTGTTACTCTTCCGGTTCGACTTCCTCACCGGGCTCGAGTCCCAAGTACACC